ATGTTTGATGTGAGGGTGTTAAATAAGGTGGGTATATATCCGTCCAGGGTCGCAGATACCATGGTCATGGCCTACATCCTTGGCTTGAATTCCCGTGGGTTGAAAAACCTTGCCTACCGCTACCTGAGTATGCATATGGATTCGTACAGTTCCATTGTGGCGGAGGCATCAAGGAAAAAGGCATTGGTTTACTTGCAACGGGTACTGGCAACTACTTGGTCCGACCCCGTGCCAGTATTGGAAATCCTCTTGGATGGTACAAACCACGTGAAGTGGCCGCAGAATATATCCACAAAGGTTAAGAGGTTATTGAAAAAATATGATGAGGGTCCAAAAATTGATCTCCGGGAAAGATGGTCCGCTATGGATGGAAAGGAAGAGGTGGAAAATGCTTTTGGGAAAATGGAGAGTGGGTATCTCTCTGACATTGATCGGAATATCGCTGTTGATTATGCTTGCCGGGACGCTGACGCGACTCTGCAAATATATTCAATTCTATGGCCTATGGTCAGGGATCAAGGCTTGGAGGAGGTTTTTGAGATAGATATGGGCATTGTGCCCGTGGTGACGGAAATGATGGATAATGGAGTATTGATTGACTGTGGCTACATGGAGCGTTTGGAGGATACGTTGAACGTGGGTGCTCTCAAAGTCCAGGCACAAATTAATCAGTTGGCAGGACACTATGTGAACCCTGGCAGCCCAAAACAAGTAGCGGGGGTGTTGTATGAGCTCGGAATCTTCAAATCAAACAAACAGTCCACGGGGGCAGAAGTCCTTGATGTCCTTTCCCACAAACACGAGATTGTCAGAGCTATACAAGACCATCGAGCATTGCAGAAACTTATTACAACTTACGCAAGAGTCCTTCCACGATCTGTTGATTGCACTGGAAGAATCCATACAACTTATTCGACAACACGAACTGCATCCGGACGATTGGCCAGTAGTGAACCAAACCTCCAAAACATTCCCAGCCGATCTGCCAACGGACGACTTATTAGGGAAGGATTTGTAGCGAGACCTGGGTGTAAATTACTGGCAATAGACTATAGCCAGATTGAACTTAGAGTGGCGGCTCATGAATCACAGGATGCAGAGATGTTGAAAGTTTATCTGGATGGTGGGGATATTCACGAAACCACCCGGTTCAAGATGTATGGTGGTCCTCCAGACGAGATTCAACGCAAACCCGCCAAGACGGTGAATTTTTCTGTAATTTATTGTGTTACCCCACCCGGGCTCTTGGATGCAATGTATCATGCAGGGGTGGTGGATGTATCTATAATAGATTGTGAGCAATGGATACGGGATTTTTACAGTCTCTACCACGGGTATGCGGACTATGTAAATGAGTTAAAGGCTCGGGTTAGGCGGGAAATGATTGTGGCTGATATGTTTGGGCGTAAACGATGGATCCCGGAAATTTGCTCAACCCATGAACGCATCCGAGAGGAGGGACTTCGGGCAGCAGTCAACCACGGCATCCAATCTGCCGCCGGTGGTATATTAAAAATTGCTATGGCAGATATGGAACCGGTAATTGACACATGGACAGACGAGGGATTTATACTGGATCCCCTTATGCAGGTACATGATGAGTTGATATTTGAGGTGGAAGATGATATATTGGAATTGGTGGCGGGTCAGTTGGTGGCGGTCATGGAATCTGCTTATAAACTCTCCGTACCTATACTTGCTGAACCAAAAGTTGGTGAGGACTGGAACAACATGGAAGAATTGAAATTGGAGGTAGTGGCATAATGGAATTACACATGGATAATGTAGTAGTGACTGGACTCATAGCAGAACGGGTTGTAAGGAACCCGGATGATTCGATGGTCATATACTGTGTCTGCAAAGCAAATCGTCAAAAAAGTAGGCTGCTTCTTCACAGGGACGAAGTAGCAAAAATTATGCAAACTCGTATAAGGGAGGTAGATCGTGAACCTATCAGAAATCAAAGACCAATCAGTAGCAGCGGAAATCGAACACGCATTGACAATGAGAGTCCGGGCAAAGGAGTTGGAGGACGAGGCCAAAATTATCAAGGAAGAGTCCAACGACCTTCTCAAACTCTACATGGCACAAGTGGGTACAGAGGCAGTAGAAATGGATAATGTGGGTGCAGCAAAAATTTGCACATCCAATCGATCCCGACTGGATAAGGACAAATTGGCCCTGGACCTGGTAAAAGCCGGTATGCCTGCAGTCAAAGTGACTCGGATAATAACTGATTGTACCACCTATACCCGGTCGGAATCAGTGAGGTTTACTAAATGCCCCGACTAGAAACTGTACAAAACCGCCAGGCATTTGAATACTTCTACGCCCAAGGACCGCAGCGATCATATAGAAAGGTGGCTCAGACCGTCAACGTTGTTCATTCCACAGTTAATGCATGGGCGAGGCGGTTTGACTGGCCAGGTCGGGTGAGAGACCGGGACAACGGCGACTGGGAACTGGATTCAATCGAATTGCAGGAGGTGGTGGAGGAAACCAAAGCCGTCGCCACCATCGGCGGCATAACCGGTCAAATGGAAAGTCTCATATACCGAACCATCGCGGTCCTTGACGGTGCCTTTGAGGTGGTGGAGGAAACAGGTGAAGTTAATCCCAGGTTTACAATTACCTCAGCCACTGAATTCACAAAAGTTATTGGGGCGTTGAAGGGATTGATGGAAGTAAGGGCGATTTTAGAACCACAGAAGGGCGAGGTAGAGAAAGCAGTGAAGATGGACAAATTGGCTGACAACTTGACCGTGGTATTAGGGGGATTGTCAGAAGAACAAAAACTATCATTATTAGCCGGAAGGAAGGTGAATATCCCTGAATCCAAAACAGAAAAGCCAGCAGGAGGAGATCAAACAGCTTCGGGGGATGTACAGGAAGCAGATTATACAGAAGTACCTGGACCCGAACAACCCCCTCAAGACGGATGAGGATGTACTATATTTTATCTCTGCTCTTAGGACACCTATCCTTGGCACCAAGGTAAACTGTGGCGATCCATCCCATACATCACCATTCCGGGTAACGGCGGACATCATAACTCTCAGAGCATTGTATTATGTGGTCTGGGCCAATCGGTCCGGCTCCAAAACTTTCTCGGTCGGTGGTTTCCCCACATGGTATAAATCAATTGTCTACGACCATTATCAGACGAGAATATTAGGTGGGTCAGAGGGGCAATCCAAATTATCCTATGACGCTATGAGTTATTTTTTTGAGATCACGGATACGGAAAAGTCACATTTGATACCGCCGGGCCTCATGCGTCAATCAGCAAAGTTCAAGAACAAGTCTCAGGTAGAGATCCTCACTGCCTCCATGAAATCCGTACGTGGGCCACATCCACAAAACCTTCTCCTCGACGAAGTGGATGAAATGGATGAGAAAATCTACGAATCGGCTCTCAGCCAACCCCAATCCAAACACGGACATCCCGCTAGCCTTGGTATGTTCTCCACAAATCATAATATATCTGGTCTCATGGATCAAGCAATCATGAACGCCCGCGCAAAAGGACAAAGTGTCTATACCTATTGTATTTGGGAATGCCTGGAATCCTGCCGAGACTATTCTTGCTCCACCTGTAAACTCGCCCCTTATTGCCCAGGTATCCACATGAAAGAGGCAGATGGGTACTATACTATTGAGGATTTTATACAGAAATTGAACACCCTGTCCCTTGACAGTGTACAACGGGATTGGTTCTGCATAAAACTTGGTTATGGTGACTTGGTATATGGGGATGAATGGGATGAGGCGGTCAATATGGTAAAGGTTAGCCTGAACCACAACAAACCTGTAACTTTGTCTATTGACTGGGGAGGGGTGGATCCATTCTCAATTGGAGTGTGGCAGAAAGCTCCGGCTGGTAACAAATACCCAGAAGGTTCATGGATACGGGTAACGGAGCTATATTTGGTATCCAAAGACCGTACTCTCCACAATGGGATAGTTATAAGGGAGGCGAGGAAAAAACCATGGTGGGGATTGATTAAAAAGGTCATATATGATTCCGGCCGCCCTGATCTAAAAGCCGAATGGGCAGAAGTGTTGCCGGGTTCAGTTACCTTTGTCCCATCAGATAAGAAATCCATCGACGACGGTATAGAATCGGTCAAATCCAACCTAAAACCTGCTGACGGTGCCCCTCGCATGTATATAAATGCTATTTGTAAAGATTGGATACGGGAAGTGGGTCAGTACCGGACGAAGAAGATCACGGAAACAGATTATATAATTGTGGACAAAAACAACCACGCAATGGATGAAACCAGGTACTTTTCCAAAGAGGAAATGGGCAAAAGGGTAAAATCATGGTCTGGGTTGATTGAGCAGGACATCAGTCCGAGATAGGAGATAGTAATTGAAATATTTTAGCATGTTTAGCAGAATAGGAGGATTTGAGTATGGAATTGAGTAGATATAAGGGTGCAGTGGGTTATTCGCAGTGAACGTCCTACTGCACTTTTATTTTTATCTTGACAAGAAACATGGGTTTTATTACATTAGCAGAAACGAAACGACAGTTTTCATAGGAGTGTAGTGAACCCATGCGTATACTATCGTTTATTAAATCCCCTTTCCGTACACCCCGAGTAAAGCACCTGGAGAATCAATTAGAGGCTCGTGAGGAATTCGTCCACATGGCCGACTTGGCTCTCCAGGCTGCCTCCCAAATTACAGTTGGGGAAACCGACGACGAATCCTCATCCAACAAGCATTATACCGGCAATCCCTACAAAACCTATGCCTCCAAGGTAGGCGCCCTAACCAAAATGTATGAAGGGAAGAAGGACTGGGGCAATGATGTGGCGAAGAATGTGGTGGATATCCGCGCCGCTTTCTTGGTAGGCTCTGGTGTGAAAGTGGTTCCGAACGAGGATTACAAGGGCAATACTGATCGAGAAATAGACTTCATAAACTCTTTCATCGCATACAACAACATTGACAAAGATACACCATTAAACTGGGCATCCCGGGCAGAAATAGAGGGAAAATTTCTCTGCCGCTTTGAGAATGTCATGGACAATCCAATATATCCCTTGGGCATGGTCAGGGTAGTTCATGTGTCATGGAATACCAATTCATACACAGTCGAACACGAACCAAACAACTATGACCGATTCACACGTGCCTATTATAACAATGGTGGATCAGGAACCAACTTCAACCTCACCCCTCCTGAATTCATATACAGACGCTTTGCGGGTTCCGCCGGGGAGATAAATGAAACTCCATCCAAAGCCGCCATGGTCCTCAGAAATATTCAAGACCTTGACAAAGCCTATTGGGATTGGAGACAGATTGACCACTTATATGCCAGTCCAACCCCGGCCTTTGCATTTGAGAACAGTGATGAAGCAAAGAATTTTTATAACAGCGCATCTTTCAAGAACTGGCGAATTGGCAAAGGAATTGTACTCGGTGGTGGTGTATTCAAGTTGGAATGTTATAAGGGTGAAGGATTCATGACCCTTGAGAAAGAAATCCAATATCACAGCAGAAAAATCAGTGGTGCAACTGGTATACCACCCCATTTCTTCGGATACCCTGACCTCTTATCCAACCGTGATACGGCTGAGGCGCTTATTGAAGCGATCATATTATCAACTGACAAGGAGCAGAAAACCTGGGCATCCATGTATGAGGAGTTGTTTCAAAAAGTCATATATGCACATAATAAATGGCATAGCCAGAACCTCAACCCGGCTGCGGTTGATGTGGTGGTACCAAGGGTGGGTTCGGCAAATGCAGCCGATATCCAAAAGGTCTGGCTGCCCTTGTACAATGCCCAAGCCATATCCCTTGAAACCTTATTAAACCAACTGAATAATGTAGATGCAGACAAAGAAATAGAAAAAATTAAAAAGGATTTGGAAGATGCAATATTACATCCGAGCACAGATCCAGGCTCTGGCGGAGGAGCAAATAATCAAAATGGTGGATCCGTTGGCACTGGACAGAATCAAGATTCGTGATCCTCACCCGGTTATACAGGCGTTTGTGATTGGTCATGAGGGAGAGGCGAATTTCCACATTCCCAACCATGGCATAGGCACCCAGACCTTCCACTGGGTTAAAAAGGCTGTGGGATGGATCCATGACCGCCTATCCATTGGAACAAAGGTATTTAACCGCCACGGAGAAAACAATGACCACACAGGTCGTAAACCAATCGGAGAGGTGGTTGGAAAGACCTTGGTAGAACTGGCGGACAAAACGAGTGCTATTGCAGCGTTTTATATAGAGAAGGAATATCAATCTTTACCACTGGATGTTGCTAGCATAGAAGCGGACATTGAATTTGGCATAGATGACGGGGGTCAATCTTACCCAACCAGTGTTCAACAAATAACCGGGGTGGCCCTGAGCAATAGTAGCATTGACCAACCAGGATTCCCGGGGGCAACTTTATTGGGGGCGTCTATCGCTGCCTTCCATGGACAAGCATTAGAGGAGAAAACAATGACAACCGCCGAACTCAAAACCGAAATTGGCAAACAGGGTATCAAACCTTCGCAGATTTTTACCATTGACGACATCAAAGCCGATGAGAAGGTGGTGGAGTTTGTAAAGACTGAAAAACAGAACCTTTATGAACAAAACCAACGACTCCAATCAGACAATGATAAGTTGAAGGATGAGTCAGCGAAGAAAGACAATCTGCATTCGGAAGAAGTAAAGAAATTGTCCTCACAGAACATTCAGGGCAAAGCATCGACCGAATTTGAAAAGATTGTCACAGAGCGTAAACTCACCAAGCAGCAAGCCGACTTTATTCGTTTGGATATAGGTAGATTCAATACCGATTCCGACAACATTGACGGTCTGGCATCCGACCTGAACAAATTCATAGACACGGAAATAATGGATATGAAGGTGAAAGCGGAGTTGCTTGGGGGTAAATTGGATGAGACTGAACCGGATCTGGACAAGAAACCAGACCAGAAGCCTGATTCAAAACCCAGTCAGGATAGGGATGATGGGAACAACAATATCCCAGATGAGGAGAATCCGCTTATACCTGGATCAAAAGCCTACGCGGAACTTGAGGGCGGCTAATCAAGGAGTAGTATAATGGCACTAGGAGGTACAAACTTCCACCTCTTATCAGATGTTGAAAGGGCGACGTATAACGAGTTGAAGCTCACCACCACGGCAGATGTAGATGCCGGAACCATGGAGAAGAAAAACGACGTGGTTGGTGTGTGGGTCAATGACTCGTCAGACACCTATGACAACGTACTGGTATATGAGGCCAGCAAAATCAAAGTTCCTTGTGTTGCAATCACCACCGGTACCCTGGCGAACTACGTGCAGGGTAAAAAAGTTTATTTCGATGAAACCAATGCGGAAGTTACAGCAGAATCATCCGGCAACACCCTTTGCGGTATTATAGTTGACGCAGGTGCGGTCTCGGGTGAGACGCTGGTAATCCACCTCATGGGTGCACTCGGAATAGTATCCTAACCGGAAGGAGTTGAATAATGAGGCGTGCAATTAAAAGTGACATCGGCCTTGTCTCCGATTGGGGATTGGTGAATGTTGACACAGTAGCAGGTAGGTTACAGTTACAGGGGGCGGTTCAAGCCTTTATGGGCTTGCCAGACCACCCAAAATATGGTCCGGTTGTAAGGCATGCGGCTCAGGCTTTTGCCAAAACAGGACTACCGCAGTCTCCACTTCAGTCGATTCAGGCTTTTACAACAGGGGATGACTTTCCCGCATCAATTATCCAGGTGTTGGAGAAATTCCACCAAACCACCTATTATGATACGGGATGGGAAGAGGTGTTCAATGTCAAGGATATGACTAATATCCGGCGTGCATCTTTTGAAATTTCGGACATAACGGATGGTCTGACCTTCTCAAAAACCGAAATTGGTGAAAGAGCGAAGTTGTATAAAATGTCAGGTGCAAATGTCACTGTACCAGTAGATATGTACAGTGGTGGATTGCACTGGCATAAAACCTTATTTGATGATGAGAAATATTGGACTCTGGAAGATAGTGCGGTTGCATTCCGGAACAAATTCTACTCATCCAAAGCACAGGATTTCTACGACCTTATCGACGCAATAGGAGCTACCTATGATCAAGCGTGGGCAACGGGCGTGGATAGTGTGGCATCTGGCACTGTGGGCTATGCAGTTCAGAGAGACGTCAGGACAATGAACTCTGCCTGTGTAAGTATTATCAAACTGTTGAAGAGCAAGGGAATGGACATTGGTCCCAATGCGTCCTTCATCTGTCTCGCACCGATTGATCTGAAGGATCGGATAACTAATGCTTTATCCAACCTTTTCCAAGCTGTGGGTGGAAGCCCGACTCGGGTACAGTATAATATCCGCCCAGTTTACACAACCATGTTGGCAGAGACGGATAAGTATTATATTATCTTCCCAAAAAACAAGATCATCGCCGCCAACCGTATGAATTTGAAGGTCCTTGCTGATATGAACATCACCAGTTATTCTGAACTGGCTGTCGGCTGGGCTCGCTACGGCGGCGTTATTGGCGAAACAGGACAAGTAGTGAGGTGTTCCACGGCATAATCGGACACTTATTTATTGTTTATTATAGGCAGGGGCGGAATAGCTGCCCTTGCCTTTTATTAAATAAACCCCTACAAATGGACATTGAGTATGTCAAAAACCAGACCTGAGAATGTACTCACCTTGACCACACTCCGACACAGGAAAAAAGAACAGAAATTTGAACAGCCCGGGCCTATAATCACGTTGACAGACAAGGGAAGGATGAAGAAGCTCAGGGAGGAGTTTCCACCTGTAGAACGTCTTGCCCAGCGCGACCACATGGATGACAGAAAAACCCAGAGAGAACTCAGTGACATTATGCGCCCCGACACATGGACCGGTCATCGGTGCTTCATTATTGGCGGTGGGCCATCCCTCAAATCCTTTGACTGGGGACTTTTGGAGGGCGAATTAACTATCGGCTGCAACCGAGCGTTTGAGAAGTTCAACTCCACCATCAACGTAGCTATGGACCGTACCCTCTTCGGACAAATAGAATACGGGGAACTGGGTGAAGAGTTGCTGGAAAAATTCAAATCCTTTACCGGCATCCGACTTTGGTACGAGGATACCAATTTTTTCTTCCCTGTAGAGGACAAGGATCATCCATATACAATTTATGTGGTTAAACCAGCCAAACCTGGAACATTCCAGTTTACCAACTTGGACAAATTATCCGCCGCAAACAATTCTGGCTTCCTTGCTCTCAACTTAGCTTGTGTACTGGGTGCCAATCCCATATACCTGCTTGGATTTGATATGCAGGGTGATGGCAAGGGCCGGCAAGCATGGTGGCATGGGGGGTATAACAAACCTCAAGGAGAAGCGGTGTACCCAATGTTCAGGAAGGAATTTGAACGTGTAGCAGGTAGGATAGCCAAGCAGGGTATAGAGGTGGTGAATCTGAACCCGAAATCAGCCCTGAACTGTTTTACGAAAGCCAACTGGTCAGATATATCCTTCCACAAACCAATCCAAGTATCCGAACGTATCAATCCCAAATCAATAACTGTCATAACTCCAACCGGTGATCGACCATTGACTCTGGCTCTTTGTCAACAATGGATCGAATCACAGACGGTCAGACCTGACCAATGGTTGGTAGTGGATGACGGGAAAATACCTCTCAAACCAACCCGCCTCATGGATTACCACCGCCGTGAACCCGGACCAGGTGACCCCGAACACACATTGAACATCAACCTGCAGACAGTTATGGGATATGTGAAATCGGCCAAGGTGCTGATCTTCGAGGATGATGAATACTATGCCCCTGGTTACATAGAGGTGATGGCAAAACGACTGGACAGGGCAGAGGTGGCGGGTATAGCAGAGAGCAAATATTATCATCTGCCCTCAAGCGGATTCGCCCGCCATGCAAACACCTACCACGCCTCCTTAGCCCAGACAGGCTTCCGACGTACCTACATCCCCATCATGGAAGAGTTGTTGAAAGTTGAGTCACCTAATTACCTTGACATCCGACTCTGGCGTAGGGCATTGGACATGGGAGTGGGAAATTTGTTTATTGATGAACCCAAATCCCTTTACACGGGAATGAAAGGGTTGCCGGGGCGGGCTGGCATCGGCATTGGTCATGATCCAAGGATGTATGCAGAACACATTGACAAGGGTAATTATTTATTGAGAAAATGGACTGGCAAAGATGCCCAGGTATATCTGGACATATTGAGTGGGGTCTTGGTGGAGGATAATATTGACGGTTATTTTCCCCTTATCACGGGCCTGACTGTCTGCTCTGATACGGCTGACCTTATGCAAAGAGCCTACGAATCAGTCCGGAAGTTCCACCCCTCCATGCCCCTGATCATTATTGATGGATCCACCGCCGGTGATCCATGCACGGACTATGTAAACAGCATAGCGGGACCCTTGACCACCATTATTCGACCTGGCTACAACATCGGTCACGGTCGAGGTATGGACATGGGGCTTGGAAAAATATCCACCCCTTATGCCTTAGTATTCGACTCAGATATAGAAATGCTAAAATCACCCGTGGACGATATGTTGGCGCAGATGGAACTGGATACATTCGGAATAGGCTACACAGAAAAAACTGGTCTGGATGGCTTCGAATATGGATCTCGGGAACATCATAAAGAACAGGAATCAATGAAGATGCTGCATCCATACTTCCAGTTGATATCTGTGGCCAATTACCATCGATATCACCCCTATGTACACCACGGCGCACCCTGCTTCCTTTCCGCGCGGGATATTCACAACCGTGGTTTGACGGGCAAGATTATTAAGGAATTTCCTGGTCTTGGACATTCATCTGGCAAAGGCTGGGTATGGACTGGGGAAAAACGGGAATTTATCCGCCACGACCCAGCCGGAACTCGATCTGCCCGCCGGAAAAGGGGACTAGGGGAGATAGAAGGGAACTGGGTGAGGAAATAAAAGTAAGTATTATTATACCCACAATAAAGCCTGAATCTGAACTTAGAAATCTAATCACCGATATTCACCGTACAGTATACTATCCATTGGATTTGATTGTGGTGTCTGGTGATAGGTCAGTTGCCTGCAATACCAATATTGGTTTGGACAAAGCACGAGGTGAATTCATTATTATTTGTGGGGATGATATTGAACAATTACCTGATGAATGGGATAAGAAATTGGTAGATGCAATGGAGGTTACGGGAGCTAGTATGGTAGGGCCTCGTTTACTCAATCCTGATCAATCCCTACAAGCCACCAACTACAATAACTTTAATCTCCAGTCTGACTATGTGCAGGTATCCACTATGATAACAGCCTGTTCTATATTCCGCAGTTCCAAGCTCCACATGGATGAGGGGTATAAGGGCAGTGGATATGACGATACAGATTTCTGTAATCAACTGGGAGGTACATTTTTTGTGGCAAACACAGTGAGGATGGTGCATCGGAATGAGAAGAAAAACCAATTTAATGAATATAATCGAACATATTTCAATAAGAAATGGGGATTAAATGGTATTCATGGATCCACAACATAAATTATTATGGCATGGCAGCAGGGTGGAGAATTGGCTATCAGGAAAAAACGTTGCCCCAATTCTGGTAGAAATATCACCAGTTGGGTATTGTAATGCATCCTGTCCATGGTGTTTCTTCAAAGATCAGCATACGGATAAGCGTATTTCCACCTCTACCATGTTGCGTACCCTGCAGGAACTTGCTGACATAGGCGTGAAGGCTATTAATTGGACCGGTGGAGGTGAACCTACACTGCACCCATCATTTGATATATTCACCCACCATGCGCATAAATATGGATTAAAGCAAGGATTGTTTACCAATGCATATTTACACATAAATAATACGGAGCTTTTTGACTGGATACGCATCAGCCTCACGGATAAGGAATATGGTCCTATACACACACCCAATGGATTCTTCGGTATTTGTGTGAATATGCTCGAATCTACAACAGAAAATCAATTAAGAAGGTGGTGTGTATCAGCTCGAAATATAGGTGCAGGATATTTTCAAGTCCGCCCTGCACTGACTACTGGTCCAAGCAAACAACCAAAGCTTACTCCGCCATATTATTTAAGGGAATATAATACTGATTCATTCAAAGCATTATTTACAGAATACAAATTCCACGAAGCTACGTCCCCACGTACCTATGATAAATGCTATGGGTATAATTTATGCCCCTCAATAGACTGGAATGGAAATCTAGGCGTATGCATGTATCGTATGCAGGAGAGTAAATATATCATAGGTTCTCTGGAATCAAATACATTTGGTAATTTGTGGGAGAATAAAAAAGTATCTGATGATTTGGTTGATGGTAGTTGTCAGGTGTGTTGTAAAAATCATGAAATAAATAAAGTATTATTTTCTGCAAAACAACTCAAGCACATAAACTTCATATAGGAGAGGCTATGAAACCTTGTAAATGTGTTGGACTCGAAACAGTGACTTGGAAGTGTAATTGGTCATGCATACATTGTTATTTCCGGCGTATGCCGCAGCTTCACCAAAACATAGATACGCCACTGGATCAACTTAAGCGAGAAATGGATGCTGGATTGGCTCGTGGCTGTGATTCTGTTGTTTTGTGTGGTAAGGGGGAACCTGTATTACACGAACAGATAGGGGAGATCATAGATTATAGTTCCTCATTGGGACTTTACTCATTAATCATAACAAATGGTGCAGTAGGCGTGGATGTGTATAAAGATCTCTATGCCCGTGGTTTGGGACATTTACAAGTATCCGTTCATGGTACCGGCGTGACTCTCGATCACATAGCTGAGCGTAAGGATGCAGGCAAGAAACAATTACAGATGCTAAAATGGCTCCAGAGAGAAGGGCACTCGTGGAGAGCAAACATAACAATACAGAAACTGAACTACACCAAACTCACAAGTATAGTCAAAAAGGTAGTGGAATTCGGTGCATTCCATGTGTCGTTGCTTAATTTTCTACCCCATTACCATCCGGGCAACCAGATAACTGAAGTTGCTGTAAACCAACTGGATCTGATTAAACCCATAGAACAATCACTGGAATACATGGAAGGAAAAACCCTTGCCACACTCAGATACTTTCCTATGTGTTTATTAGACCCAAAGTATTGGAAATATGTGACCAATGCACAATTTGTCCTTTTTGACCCGTGGGAATGGGACTATGGATATTTGTCAGAGGATATTGAGAAAATGTGGGCTGTAGCTTCTGCATCGGCGGTCCGCAACGGGATTACAGGAAAACCCTGCACGGATTGTATACTAAAACCCCATTGTGGTGGCTGGAACAGATTTTATGCCGGAGCATACAACATGGATGGAATACACGCAATCACGTCGGTTCCCTCAAGTCTGTCCCACGCGGTGATGGCCCGTGGTGGGATATTTGACCTCAACCCCGCAAATAAAGGAAATAATCGTGACCCCAATATTCATACTCACCTGTGATCGGTTGACGGTTTTAAGGGAATCAATAAAATCATATCATGAAAACATCCAGACTCCATTCGAGTTGGTCCTGATTGATTTTGGATCTTCTTATAGTCCGATGAAGGAGTTCCTGGCAGGGGAAGCAGATAAGGGTGTAATAGTCTATCGTCTTGATCGGATAACACACTGTGCACAACTAAATCAAGCAAGTGAGATTATACGTGATTATTTCACAACACACGAGGATAGTAATTATGTAGTGACTGACCCAGACATAGCTTTGGAGTCATCATCGGGGAATGTGCTGGGGGTGTATAAATATTTACTTGATAACACAGATGTGGCAGTAATTGGACCTATGCTCATGATTAATGACATACCAGATTATTATCCATTAAAAGATCTACTAATAAATGGGAGTCTAGGACTTCATAACTATTTCCACTCCCAACCAGTCAAGACTATGAATATGGGTGATGAGGTATTGAAGTATATTTACGCACCCCTAGACACCACATTTGGTATGTATCGATCGGGCTCAATTTGGGGCAGATTGAAAAATGGCATACGGGTATTGAGTCCATACGCGGCCCGCCACTTGGATTGGTACATAGACCCAAACAACATTCCGCCTGACCAAAGTTATTATATGGATAATGCTGCGGTGGAAGTAGCTAACTGGAGTAAATGGAGGGATGTGATTGCCAAATGAGTAAGATATTTCCATATGGAGTAAAGGCTCCTGGTGTGATTCCAGCCACGGCAGATGAGATACTTGATGAGTATTTTGTGATTACATCTGAATTAAACATCAGTACGTGTTTGGCATATGGTCTTTGTTTGGGATTTGTACGGGATGGTGGATACATAAAGGGTGATAATGATCTGGATGTAGTAGCAATCGTGGAGAATGACGAAACACGGGAATTGCTGCACACTGCCTTGCTCGAACATGGCTTTATATTCAAGCAACACTTTCCACCCCCTGGCAATAATATTCACTATGTCAAGAATGACATATTACTGGATATATTTATGCGTAATATGGAGGGATTCTACGACAAATTTGATTGGATTGAATATAAAGGTAGAAAATACCCGGTGCCCCATCCGGTTGAGAAATATTTGTGTGCTTGCTACAAGAACTGGCAGGAAAAATTGGAGGAGGAGGGTGAAGATGGCAAAAAAGGGATTTAAACAAACAATGGTGATTACTGGTGGATCAAGGGGGATTGGGAGATTTTTATTAGATTCATTCCTACCCAGTCATAATATAAGTGCCTGTGCCAGAAATACAGTAGAATTAGATGGTAGGGGATTAATTACACGACGATGTGATTTGGGCGAACCGGATCAGGTAGATCAGTTTGTGCAAAAAACAATAACAAAATTTGGGCGTATAGATGTATTAATCCATAATGCCGGAATATTCCCCTATGATAAGTTGGTTGATGTCAAGGAACAGGATATTGATGAATTATATCGAGTTACGGTCAAAGGATATTTATTTCTTTGTCAGAATATTATTCCAATCATGATTAAACAGGGTGGTGGATATATTATCAACATATCATCTATACGTGGATTAACAGTCACCCCTGATAAGGGTGTGTACGGTGCAATGAAGCGGGCGGCTATATCACTCACAGAGTCGATAAAGGTTGAGAATTATGCATATGGTATACGAGCAACATCACTCCATTTAGGTACAGTGGATACGGAATCCAGCCGAAAACGATATGGTGGAGAATTCAATCACCTGAATCTGGTTAGGGAGAGTGATATATTATCCGCAATCAAATTTCTATTGTCTCTGTCAGGAAAAGCAACAGTAGATGGTTTATTAATCAATGGTGAGTTATGAAAAGTATAGTAATAAATCCAAAAGTAGATTTGTTATTTGATAGAAAAGTAGCGGAGATGTGCAAATCCTGCAAACGGTATGGCAAAAAAGAGACCTGCCCGCCAAATATTGAATCAGTGGATTATTATGCCAATTTACTCATTCAATACCGTTTTGGTGTAATTTACTATGCTGAGTTTGACTCAAGTGACGACGAGGCGGATATTGTGGGTCGTAATAGTAGTATGATTATACACAATCACATATTGGCCGAGCGAAAGAATTTATTTGATAATGGTCACTATTTCTCTATTGGTCTGGGGGCTGGATCATGTAAACTATGCAATAGATGTACCCACCCATGCCCTAAACCGGACCAGGCGTTAATCCCAGTTGAGGGGACCGGAATAAATGTAGTTGGGATAATGGAGAGATTCGGTGTTAAAATTGTATTCCCGGTGACTAGGTATTTTTACCGAGTAGGGATGATACTTTATGACTGATGATAGGGTAATTGTATATGTCCCCGGTGTATTTGATCTATTACACTATGGTCACATAAATGTGATTAAGAGTGCTAGAGAATATGGAAAGATGGTGATTATTGGTTTATTGACTGATGAGGCCGCAAAAGAATATAAAAATCTACCAGTGCTGACATACGTACAGCGAGAAATTGTGTTGAGGGAGATAAAAGGAGTGGATATTATCATCCCACAATTACATCACAGCTTGAATGATAATTTGATCAAACTCCAACCAAACATAGTCATACACGGTGGTTTGCTACAAGCGGATGTGAAACCGGATACTATCCGTATTCTTAAAGAATGGTCCGGAAAATTGATCGAATTACCTTATACTGAAGGCATATCTACAACACGTCTTAAACAAGCTCTCGGCAAGGAACAGTTATTATAATGGAAATAGTGCTTTACAAAATCTGAATACGTTGTATATTATGTAAACCAAGGCGGTGAATTATGGCAGCAGCAATAACAGTAGGATCAAATAGTTGGGTGACTGAGGTTGAAGCAAATAGCTACATGGAAGCCAGAATCCACGCGGGTGATTACTGGGTAGATTCCGCCACTGACAACCTTCCGGCCCTCATCACAGCCTACAAATGGCTGGTAAATTCCGGACGCTATACTTTTCCATCCGTAGTTAATCAAATTATGAAGGACAGCCAGTGTGAGTACGCCCTCTACCTCCTCCAACACCAACCCGATATAGACCTCCGAATGGGCCTGACCAGCCAGGGAGTGGTAGAAGCCGGGATTGTCAAGGAGAAATATAGTAAGGCACCCCAGGGTATTCCAATACCCCCTATAATTCACGATATGCTCCGCGCATACATAACCAACGAAAATTATCTAATATTTGACCTTGAGCGGGATGAGGAACAACTGACATCCTATGATGCTGTTTCCAATTTAGAAAGGGATACATAAAATGTCACAGACACCAACACCTCAGTTAATCAGAACAGTCACGGTATCAGACTCAGGCACCCCTGCAACAGCACAGGGTCTGTTGGATTGTGAGGATCTCCGCTTCCTCACAGTCGAATGTTTCCTCAGTGCTGGTAGCTCATGCACCCTGACGCCACTATTCTGGAACCCTGTGGCGGAAAAATACAGCCTCGGCGATGCCTATACAATTGACGCTGACTATCGCCTCAATGTAGCTGTAGATGGGACAAGGGACTTTTTCCCCTTGGTCACAGGATTGACCGGAACGGTAAATATATATGTAGCACCTGCGAAGATTGGATAAGGTGGAACGGATGAAAACGGGATTTAGCATACAGAGTGTTCGGGAGTTTTTGGGTAATATTCTTTTTTGGATTTTACTGGTTATACTGCTTGGTATG